AGCAAAGAGAAGCTTTCTCATGATATATCCTTATAGAAAATAGTGATATCACTATAAAACATTTTAAAGAAGCTGCCAATTTGGCGGCTTTTTCTCGTTTTAGCGGCCAGTCAATCAGCTAACCATTCCACTTTCGCAAAGTGACTGAGCCGCTAATTCCTTCTTTTATTACGACTACGCACCCAACCGGACGACCGGAGGGGGAGACTATGAAAATGGACCAAAGCTCAGGAAATATCGTCACGCAATTCTTTGCGTGGTTCGCTGCGATAGCGGCCGCCTGCGGTTTCACCACTCAAGACATGGTTTACATGCTGTTTGGCCTCATCGGCGTTCTCATTTCCTTTGCGTCGTATGTCAGTGGTCGCCTCGATGCCCGCAAGGCACGAAAGGAAAATGAAAAACGCACCAAGATCGTCAGCGACTATCTTGACGATGCTCGCGCCAAACCTGCTCACGAAAAGCCAGCAGCCGCAAAGGTGATCAGCGAAGCGCTTTCGAAAGCGGAAGGCTAATATGGCAAATATTAAAACCAAACTCAGTGCGACAATGCTGGCGCTGATAGCTGCTGGCGCTTCAGCACCGGTAATGATGGCTCAGTTTCAAAGTGAAAAAGAAGGCACCAGCCTTACTGCTTATGCAGATCGCGGCGGTGTCTGGACAATCTGCGGTGGCGTGACGTATGTGAATGGCAACCCTGTATTCAAAGGCATGAAGCTGACCCGGTCACAGTGCAATGTCATCGACAAAGCCGAGCAAGCTAAAGCGCTGGCGTGGGTTGATAAAAACATTCATATCCCGCTGACCGAGCCCCAGAAAGTCGGTATTGCGTCGTTTTGTCCGTGGAACATCGGCCCTGGCAAATGCTTCCCTTCAACGTTCTACCGAAAAATTAACGCTGGTGACCGCCTTGGTGCATGCGCAGAGATTAAACGCTGGATCTGGGACGGTCGGAAAGATTGCCGAATTCGGGCGAACAACTGCGCCGGACAGGTCATTAGGCGTGATCAGGAAAGCGAGATGACGTGCTGGGGGCTGGATGAATAACAATTTATCGATCGTGATGGCCTTCGTGGCTGGTATTGCTCTCACTTGGTGGGTTGAAGGGCTACGCTGGGATGCTGATGTTTCCAGACTGAACGAAGCCCACACCGCAGAGCTGAAGAAACAAAGCGATCAGGCCGTGATTGACCTGACCAACCAGAAGAAGCGCACCGAAGGGGCCCTGATAGCATTTCAGGCGCTGGATGCGAAGCACACGAAGGAAATGACAGATGAACTGGCTAAGAATGAGAAGTTGCGTGCTGATATTGCTGCTGGTACTCGCCGGGTGCGAATCGCCGCAGCAAACCTTGCCACCTGCCAACTCGTCGGGAACAGCACTTCCGGCACCAGCAGCCTGGGCGATACAGTACAAATCGACCTCACTCCTACAGGTGGACAAACTGTTCTCGATCTCAGAGCAAGCATTATCAAAGACAACGAAGTAATAGAGTATCTTCAAGGCTACATCGAGTATTTAGCCAAACAAAGTACACCTTAATGGTCTGAGGTAACCCCATCAATATGAACTGAATGGGATGAATGTTGTGCCATTTTTACAATCTCCCACTCGCTCAGGCTGTATGGCACTGCTTTCTGAATCGCTACAAAATGGCCCTTGTCATGGTTGGCTATATATCCGTCGATGACTGGCGTAAGCATGCAGTTTAGGGGGACTTCAAAGTTAGACTTAATCCATATCAAGAACTTTAAATCACCCTCGGCCGTAACTTTCAATATTTGCAGGTTATCAGGCGTTAGAAAGATTCCATCTACCACTTTCCATTCCATCTTTTCTACTCTATTGGCATTGTCATCTAACAATAGAGCACAAAATGGTAATTTACTTTAAAAACTTAAAGAAACTTGAGGTAGGTCGAAAGACTTTTTTCAGTCTCAGATAGTCATCAGCAGATTTGCTGGTGGCTTTTTTATTGGAGCATTTATGCAGGTCACTATCGATGGCATCCCGTATGCGCCTGTATGCAATTCGAGTTGAATTGTGACTCAGAAGGGAATCTAGCCATCTAGAATATATTTTCAAATGAAATAGTTAGCAAAGAAAGGTACTCCCAGCAGGGGGCCTTGCCACGGGGCGGCGGACTCGCGGAAAACGGCTAGTTTTCGCGATCTAGGGTCATCATCATCATCTGTGCAGGTTATTGATTTTATTAATACCCAAATTGCAAAGATGTCGAATCGTCTAAAAAGTGTTCACCATCATGGACCAGGAAATCGCCTCACTCAAACTCAACATCAATCAACTTGCAGGGATCACGGGTGTGCACCGGCAGACCGTCGCGGCGCGCCTGAAGAATGTCTATCCCGCGCCGGGCAGTAACGCGAAACTTAAATTATTTTCCGTGACTGATGTGTTGACTGAATTGATGATCCCCACAGTTTCAGGTGACGTCGCTGAAATGACGCCATCCGACCGGCTGGCGCACTGGAAGGCCGAGAATGAGCGGCTGAGTTTTGAGGAGAGCATGGGGCAACTAATCCCCGCGGAAGATGTGGCAAGAGAATTTTCGGTTATGGCGAAAGCCGTCGTTCAGGTGCTGGAAACGTTGCCGGACGTGCTCGAGCGAGATTGTGCTCTGCCGCCGTCAGCCGTGATGCGGGTACAAAATATTATTGATGATCTGCGTGACCAGATTGCGCAGAAGGTCATTGACGCAGAACTGGAGGAGGAGACGTCTGAGGAGGACTGATGGCAAAGCGGGCTTCAGCGCGTGGCATCCGGAGAGATGTACCCGAAATACTTCGCGCACCGCGGCGTATGCTGGTTGCCGATGCGGTCAGCCAATATATGCGTGTACCGATGGGGGCCGGCAACTCCGTTCCCTGGGATCCGAATCTGGCGCCGTATGTCATTGAGCCTATGAATTGTCTGGCATCGCGTGAATACGATGCCGTGATTTTCGTCGGACCGTCCCGGACGGGTAAAACCATCGGCCTGATTGATGGCTGGATAGTCTACAACGTTGTCTGCGATCCCTCCGATATGCTGCTTATTCAGATGACTGAAGAGAAAGCGCGCGAACACAGTAAAAAGCGTCTCGATCGTACTTTCCGCAGCAGCCCGGAAGTCGCCAAGCGCCTGAGCCCCCGGCGTAATGACAACAACGTCTACGACCGAACATTTCGCGCCGGTAACTACCTTAAAATCGGTTGGCCCTCTATTAACATCATGTCGTCCTCCGATTATAAGTGCGTGGCGCTGACGGACTATGACCGTTTTCCCGAGGACATCGACGGAGAAGGTGACGGCTTCACACTGGCCTCAAAACGTACCACGACATTTATGTCATCCGGTATGACGCTGGTGGAGAGTTCACCGGGCCGAGATATCCGAGATACCAAGTGGCGGCGAAGTTCACTTCATGAAGCCCCGCCGACCACCGGCATTCTTTCATTATATAACCGCGGCGATCGCCGACGCTGGTACTGGCCGTGCCCGCACTGCGGCGAACACTTCCAACCGGCGAAAGATGTGGTGCAGGGCTATCAGAATATTGTCGATCCGGTGATTGCCAGTGAGGCAGCATTCATTGAATGCCCACATTGCCGCGGAAAAATCATGGCAGACCAGAAGCGCGCTCTTAATCAGAAAGGTGTCTGGCTGCGCGACGGTGAGCAGATTGACCGTCATGGTGTGATTACGGGTACCGCAAGACGTTCCCGCATTGCTTCCTTCTGGATGGAAGGTCCCGCAGCGGCATATCAGACCCTGTCTCAACTGGTCTATAAGCTGCTTTCTGCCCAGCAGGATTATGAGGCCAACGGCAGTGAAGAAACCCTGAAAGCGGTGATCAACACTGACTGGGGTCTGCCTTATTTTCCACAGTCGAGCGTCGAGCAGCGGAAATCCGAAACGCTTATGGCCCGCGCCACCGTGGTGACCAAGCGTACGGTGCCCGACGGCGTGCGTTTTCTGGTGGCGACCGTTGACGTGCAGGGCGGGCGCAACCGCCACCGAGACAGCGCAGGCTAATGCAAATAGTGCTTTTGCGGAATATCAGCAAACTGTAGAAGCTCAATTCAACGAAACAAATGCTGTGGTTCAGACAACAGCGAGCGCGATGGCCGACCTTGAAGGCAATGTCTCAGCCCAGTACAGCATCAAATTGGGGGTAACCAGCAACGGCCAGTATTACGCAGCGGGTAGCGGCTGGCGCTGCTTACGCGGTGATGAGCTTCTATACGGACTCCGTGCCTGACTTTTCCAAGCGCCTGGCGGCTCAGTTGGGTTACTACCAGTCCCAGATGGATGGTTGGCAACAGATCATGACCGGTACTGGCACAATCGCCATTGTCGCGCCGGATAATACCGTTGTGAACATTTCCAGCTTCTCCAAGCTGACATCAGATATAGCGAAAGCGTATGTAGATGGTGGGAATTTAGGGTCGACAATTTTCCCCAATAATCTCGGGAATACCGCAGATTTTAATATTTATTATCAGACGGCCAATGCTAACGCGATAATTGCGAACGGCTATCCAATAGGGAAAGCTGGGACATTATTTGTGACCAAGTCAGCGTATGGTTGCCAGCAGATGTATATCACTTTTCAGGGTGAGGCTTTTGTTCGTGGACTTACGGGTAATTTCAATTCGGCTGCACCGAACTGGTCCGACTGGTGGCCCATTTTCACAGGCAAGAGCATCATTCCTGTGGCAAATGGCGGTACAGGTGTAACCACTGTCGCAGCAGCTCCCTTCGCGCCCAAAGTATCACCAGCATTTTCCGGGAATGGGTCCATATCAGGCAATTTCACAGTCGGAGCACAAGTTTCAGCAGGTCCTGCGGGGTTTTATACTCAAGGACTAAACAACCCCGCTATACAGGGGGCATATATGGGGTGGAACGGCACGGGCATTGGTGGTGGAGCTGACTTTGTATGTAACCGTGGTCTGGGGAGTGGTGGTTTCCGCTTCCGTGTCGTGAATAGTACCAACACCGCTGTAATCACTGACTTCACAATGTCAGTCAATGGGCAAGGCACTTCGTCCGCAGGATGGACCGCAGTGTCTGATATTGATGTAAAAATGCATGTCGAGGAGATAGACCCCGAGGAAGCTTTAACCACGTTGACCTCATGGAGAACTTGTAAATGGGATTATTGCTCAGTGCCGAGTGAATATGACGAAGCCGGAAAAGTAATTTCGGTAACCAAGGGCGCTAAAGGTTTTGGTTTCATTGCGCAGGATGTCCAGAAAGATTGTCCTGATGCAGTCACATTGACTCAAAACCCTCAGCTTTATATCGATGAGGAAGGAGAGCTCTTCGCGAAAGAGGATACGTTATCGCTCAACACACTAGGGGTATCAGCCGCATATTCTGGTGCCGCTATTAAAGCATTAAAGAAACGCAATGAAGACCAGACAGGACTTATCGCGGCTTTGTCTGAACGTTTGAAAGCGATCGAAACAACGCTTGGGATTAACAACGAGCCTGCTTCATAACTTTCTTTCCTTGCCGCAAAGCTCTGTTACCATGTCACACTTGTTACTTTGGGGGATAGGGATATGAATAAGAAGTGGTCAATAGTATTGGTGGCTTTGTCAGTTTTAGTTGTTAGTGGATGTGCCTCTTCAGGCAACAAACATTTGCAGAAAGAAACTGAGACTAGTGTTCAAACTAAAATCCAGGAAGGGAAAACAACTAAGACGGAAGTAAAAGGAATGTTCGGATCGCCAGATTCGGTTAACTTCACCGATGGTGGCAAGGAGGTTTGGAAATACAGCTTTGCTAAGGTAAAAGTCAGCGGCAAGTCTTTCATTCCTTTCTACGGGTTGTTCCATAATGGTACGACAGGTACGAAGAAAGAACTGACGATCCTATTTGATGGGGATAAGGTTCAGAAGTATACGATGGCTGAGTCAGCAATCGATACCAAGTCCGGATGGGCTGATTAATCGCAAAAAGAAATCCAAACTCCCCTCTTAGGAGGTTTTTTTATTGGAAATAAATCCTATGGTCCTGACGGAAATTGGATAATGACAAAAAAGAGCCCGCTGCAGGCGGGCAATAAACATCAGTTTTTGCATTTGAAATTTGTTTGGGTAGAACAAGATAAGCATAGCAGTGTAATAATTATCTAATCCAAAGGATAACTACCCATAAGTAGCTTTATTCGCTGCATGAGAGGCAGTATTAGAACGAAAAAAGCCTTCGCGAACGAAGGCTAGTGAATTATCACCAAATTTAGTTTAGGAACAGGAGTGTTACTCCTTTGTTAAGGATAGCTCATGAAGTGGATTTGGCTTAAGTAAATGTAGTTTGTACTTAAAAAAAACCCGCGTTAACGGCGGGTTATCAGAAGATAGGCACTCATAGCGCCTTGGCAGGCTTGCTGCTCTTGTGTCAGCTATTCTTAGTTTAGATGAATTTTGAATAAAGT